TTGATGAAACACTACAACAATCACAGGTTTTAGCATTCCGTCCAGAGCGTCAAAAAGTACTTGATCCAGCTGATCCAGATTATGTAAAATCCTTAACACAAGCTGCTGACGTAGACACTCTAGAAGCGTTGAACCTTACACAAGCGGATGTTGATGCTTGGATGGTTGATAACTACGCTAAAGATAAATATAGAGTACCGCCTATAGCAGATGTAGCAGATGCAGCTAAACAGCTCCGAGAAGATCCTAGCTTTACATCAGAGCAGTTTAGAGAAATATCTAATAGGTTACAGCCTATTAATCTTATTACAGAGATGCCTAAGTTCCCAACAAAAGAGGATGTTGCGTATTCTATTGCTGCACAAGGCAATAAAAAGAAAACAGCAAAAGGTGTAGTTGGGGTAAACAAAACTATTAAAGATGGTACGCCTATCTCATCACGGCTTGATATTCCTGCATATAATAATTCCGATACTTGGGTTGTATCTTTGCATGATGGAACAAAGAAGAGTGGTGATACAGTAGGCTACTCCCAAACAGCAGTATTAGATGATGTTGAGTTTACGACTAACCCACTAGCTGCGTCTAGTATTGCAGCAGGTAATGCAAAGTCTACTATTGCACGTATGCAGGGCGCATGGAAAAACGCTGACCCAGAAACAGTATATAAAAACGCAGAAAAGCTACTAGAATCTATTGTATCTGGGGAGAACACAGACTGGGTGCAGGTAGGGATGAACCCTTACCGTGCCTCATACTTCTATGATAAAGCGGATGGAATGCCTGTTGTATCAGCACAGCAAGTAATCCAAGTTGGACCTCTTGTACTAGCGAAAAAGGTAAAGAAGACAACACCAGATGACCCTATGTTTGAGTTTACCAATAAAGTGACAGGGGTGACAAAAACTTTTAATGAGGGTGGTATTGCTATGGACGAACAAATGAAACAGGCATTTGAAGGTGGAGGCTTTGTAGATGCATTGTTTGATCCACCCGAATCTCAAAGTAGTCGCTGGGCTCAGTTTGTACGTTGGATGAAAGAAGACAAAAAAGAAGACGAATCTGATGAGTCTGCATTCAACCGCTTTATTGAATCCTTTATGGGTGATCCTGCTGAGCGAGGTATGCGTAAAAAAGCTAAAGGCCATTACAATGAAGGTGGCATGGCAGAAGAGATTGACCCTGTGTCAGGCAATGAAGTCCCAACAGGATCACTGCCAGAAGAGGTACGTGACGATATTCCTGCACAACTAAGTGAAGGTGAATATGTTGTACCTGCTGATGTAGTACGCTATTATGGTGTTAAGTTTTTTGAAGACCTGCGCAATGAAGCTAAGATGGGCTGGTCTGACATGGAACGTAATGGCCGTATTGGTGGTGAACCAATTATGGATGACTCTCCTGAGGGCATGGAAATGGCTGATGGTGAGCTACCTTTTGACATCACTGAGTTACAGGTAGTCGAGATGAACGAGGGTGGATACCTTTCTGGTTATGCTGAAGGCGGCTTAGAAGCACCTGTAGGATGGACAGGATATGGATCTACAGGAGGTTCAAACCTTGAAGTAGTAGAGTATATAGCCCCCGATGGTGTTACTAAGATATACATCCAGTTCCTTAATGGGCAACCTTTGACACAGATCCCAGAGGGTTACAAACCTGCTGAGACAGCAGAAGAGCAAGTAGCAACTCAGGTAGCTGAGCAATCTACGCCCAGCGCAAAAGATGATGAAGGTACAAAAGTAGAAACACCAGAGCCTATTGATTGGTCTAAAGCTACTGTTGAAGACTTTGAAAACTATGCATCAGGTCAGGACGGTCTTATGCAAAAGGCTCTCACAGGTGCTACTACGTTGGCTATGGGCCTACCAGGTGCAGCTATCCTTAAAGCTGCTCGTAAGTCAGAAAACAAGGCTGTGGTTCAAGAGCTTCAGAATCGCATTGAGTCAACTGAAGATCCAACAACTAAAGCACAACTACAAAAAGTACTGGATCAAGTTACACCTAAAGAAGGCGACAGCGAGCCAGGTGTAGTCGGTAAGATTGTTGAGAAATCAGGTATCTTTGGTGGTGAGTCTGGCCTTACTAAAAACCTAGAAGATGTTGATAAATCAGGTTCAGCTGGTTTTGGTGATACATGGCTAGGCGACTTGTTAGGCTTTGATAAAGATGGCTTTGGTGTTCAGGGTGCAGGTCTAAGTGATTCTATGGGCGGCGCTCGCCGTGACGGTGACACTACTAATAATGGCGACAGTGGCTCAGGCAATGACCGTGCCCCTGTTGTAGGCAACAATGATAGCGGCAGCAATAGTTTCTTACAGTCTGTTGCTAACTTTGTAACACCAAATGATGGTCGCAGCTATGTAGATGGTAAACTACAAGACGACGAAAAAGACTAATAATATACAGACTATCCGTATAACTATAAGGCTACCCAGCTACGGCTGGCCCCAACATAAGGAGTAAAACATGTCGGAAGCCCAAATAATTCGTACAGAATCAGCATCACATGCTCGTAATGCAGCACGTGTTAAGCGAGATGAAGAAGAGCTAGAAGCCCTGAAACGTCAAATGTATGGTCAAACAGATGAAGATACAGACGAACAAAGTACTGAAGCTGAATCCAGTAGCGAAGAGCCTAGCGAACCCACAGTACAGGCAGAAAGTACTACCGAACAAAAAGAAGAACCAAAAGCAGAAGCACAAGAAGCAGACGACACAAAGTTAACTGCTGAAGAAAAAAACTTCAAGAAACGCTATGGTGATCTGCGGAGACATGTTCAAGAGAAAGAGCAAGAGTGGAAACTCAAGTTTGAACAGCTAGAGCAACAGCTTACTGCAGCTACTAAAAACGAGCTTGTACTACCTAAGTCCGAAGACGAGGTAGAAGCATGGGCTAAGAAATACCCAGATGTAGCAGGTATCGTTGAAGCCATTGCAGAAAAGAAAGCACAGGAACGTGCAAATGAGTTAGACGGACGCTTGAAAGAAATCGAAGAGTTGCGTGTTACAGCTAAGCGTGAAAAGGCTGAAGCTGAACTGGCAGCACTACATCCTGATTTTAACGAGATCCGCAAAGATGACGTATTCCATGCTTGGGCAGAAGACCAGCCTAAGTGGGTGCAGGATGCTTTGTATGAAAACACAGAGGACGCTAAGTCTGTAGCTCGTGTGATTGACTTGTATAAAGCCGATAAAGGTATCACAACAAAGAAAGCATCTAACTCTGATAAGGATGCTGCATCTTCTGTGAAGACAAAGAGTCGCACTAGTATAGACCCTGATGATGCATCTAAATACCTAAGTGAGTCTCAGGTAGCTAAAATGTCCATCAAGGAATACGAAAAGCGTCAAGAAGAGATTATGAACGCCCAGCGCACGGGTAAGTTTATTTACGATTTATCAAAGAAATAGATTGACAATACTGTTTCTGTAGATAAAACTATAGCATATACACAAGATAAAAGTGTGTATGCTTTTTAAGAAAGTTTATCTTTCTATAACTAAGCACTAGCCACAATCAAAGAACCACCTCAGACTATAGGCCCAGCGCATAACAGGACGGCCATCCTAATATGCATTGCTGACTACCCTAATATGAAGAGCCTCTTTCATGTGGATATGTAGTGTCTACTTTCACGCCATATCTATGAAAGGAAATCAACTATGGCTATTACTTCCGCTTCAGGTGGATTCAACGGGAATTGGTCCCCAGTAATCTACTCAAAACAGGCACAGATTGCTCTACGTAAATCTGCTGTCACAAATGCTATCACAAACAACTCATACTTTGGTGAAATTGCAAACCAAGGTGATGTTGTTCGCATTCAGAAAGAACCCGATGTAACTGTAAACGCTCTGGAGCGTCACACAAACATTGCGGTTGAGAAACTAAACGATGAAGATTTCTCTCTGACTATTGATAAAGCCAACTACTTCGCGTTCAAAATGGACGACATCGAAGATCAGTTTGCAAACGTAGATTATGTAGCTTTGGCTGCTGATCGCGCTGCATACAAAATGGCAGACGCAATGGACGCAGAGGTTCTGTCGTACTTGTCAGGTCACACATCCTCAGGCGTATTTATTGCTACCTCTTCAGGCGATGCCGTTGAAACAGTAGATACAACTGGTGAGTACTTGACAGCAAACCATTTGTCAGCGATTGACTTTGGTCAGTTGGGTACTGCTGATGGTGCATCAACAGCATATGCTTTGGGTGATTCTATTCCTCTGGCACCACGTCTGCCAGGCGCAACAGCTTTGTCACAAGACACTGTTTCTCCTCTGTCAGTCGTAGCACGTATGGCTCGTAAGCTGGACACAGCAAACGTAGATTCACGTGGTCGTTGGATGGTAGTTGACCCAGTATTTGTAGAGATGCTGAAAGACGAAGACTCACGCTTGTTGAACGCCGATTTCGGTGGTTCTGGCTTGCAAAATGGTCTGGTCTTGAACAACCTGCATGGCTTCCGTGTATATGTATCTAACAACCTGCCAGCAGCAGGTACAGGTGCAGGTACAACTGGTGCCTTGGCACAATCTACAAACTACGGTGTTATCGTAGCAGGTCAGGACGATGCAGTTGCATCAGCGGAGCAAATCAACAAAGTTGAAAACTACCGTGACCCTGATTCATTTGCAGATATTGTTCGTGGTATGCACCTTTATGGCCGCAAGATTTTGCGCCCAGAAGCACTGCTAACTGCACGTTACAATGCTGCTTAATTAGCATGAACTTTGGGGCTTGTCAATAGGCAGGCCCCTTTGTGCTAATTTACTTAATAGGGACATTTCCAAATGGCAATTACTACAGCAATGTGCGACAGCTTCAAGCAAGAGCTTCTTGGAGGTGTTCATGACTTAGACTCAGATGTACTAAAAATTGCTCTAATTAAAGCTTCACCTTCTGGTGCATATGGCGCAAATACTACAAACTTTTCTGATGTTTCTGGCAACCTTGATGAGACAACAGGTTCTAACTACTTAACTGGTGGTCAGATTCTTGATAATCCTGTTATTTCATTGACAAGCGGCACTGCTTACGTTGACTTTGCTGATGAAGTTTTTTCCAATGTCACTGTGTCGGCAGACGGTGCTATTATCTATAACACATCAAAAGACAATAGAGCTATTGCAGTATTTGATTTTGGTGGTACAGTTACAGCTTCTTCTGGCGATTTTACAGTCATCTTCCCAACAAATGATCAAACGAATGCGGTAATCCGTAT